TTTTACTACCTTTTTAATTTTTTTAACTGTTGGATCATCTTGTTTTATTTCGTCGTCAGATTTTACTACCTTTTTAATTTTTGCAACTTTTTCTTTTTTAATTGTTTTGCAAGTACCAGTAATAGGGTCTCTAACCTTTCCTTCTTCACAGACTTTAACACATCTTCCTGTAACAGGATTTATTTCTTTTCCTTCTGGGCATATGGGCACTTTTTTATTTTTATTTACCTTATTTACATTAGCAACTGGTGATCTTGGAATAATAACGCGTTCTTTTAATTCTATATTTTCGTATGTATATAAATCGGGTATATTGTTTTTTATTGGACATTTTAATTTTAAATAATTGTATAAAGATATTTTTGTTTTTTCATTTTGAAAAATAGTTTTTAAAATAGTTTTTTCAGTTAAATATTTTTCATATTTAATCTTATCAACGTCTCTTTTATTCTCATAATTAATGAAATATTTATCTTTTTTTTTAATACTTTCTAAATCTATTTCATCAATATTTTTAAAATAAGCGTCTATATTACCTTTTAATTTTGGTATATCATTAGAATTTTTATTTGCTATATCAATAAACACCTTTTCAATATTAAATAATTTACTCATTTACTAATATTAAGGATAAAAATAATAATTAAAGTAATATAATATCTTCAAACATACTTTTATAAAAAGTTTGCAAACTTTCTTCTGGGTTCATTTGTTCTTCGTAAAAACTTCTTGGTACATATTTTACAACTACTTTATTTTTTTCACATACAGATTTATTACTATAATATCCTTGAATAATTAATAATATACCTACAAATAAAAAAAATATAGCAATCGCTTTCATACTTAATAATACTAAATAAGAAAAAAAAATAATAACAACTTTTACATACAAATAATAAGAATATCTATTTGTTTCTATCGCTCCATACATCAACATTTTCAATACTTTCTTTAAGAGAACCAAGTTCAATATTAGTGCTTGTTTCTCCGTCAATTTCTTCATTAACGGGTGCAGCATTTGAAGCTACTTTATTTTTACGATCTTCGAAAATAACGTCTTTATCATCCATATTTTTCTTATATTCTTTCATTAATGTATTAAGTTGTGTTTCTGAATATTCTTGATTATCTAGACACTCGGGATTTGGCGACCAAGGACACCAACAACCAACCTGTGCAATATAAATATTAAACTTTGAATCAATCTTCTTTAAAAACTCACTGCGATTTTTTGCTTCGTCAAGTGTATCAAATGTTCCACGAACCTTAATACCTCTCATAGATGTTACGAAGTTATTATCGCGATGATAATTTTGTTCCAATTCTTCATTATTTACAGATTTATAAAATGTATATTGATCATTCATTTCTTTTGGGTCAAAAATATAAGAATGATTTTCTTTGATATTATTGATCATATCTTCTGATTCGGGAAATTTTTCTTTAATACCTTGAAACAAATCTGTCATATCTTTTCCAAACTTATCAATAAATTTGCTCAAAAAATATAGGTCTTTTTTAACAATAACATCTTCTGGACTTAAAAACGACAATAGTACGTAATTTTGACCACGGATAGGTTTATCTTCGTCAAGATAATCAGTTTCTTTTGTAGATACGAGAACAGATTTATCAGATTCATCCATATTTTATTATTTCTATTTATAATATGTAATATTATTTAAATCTTATATATATTTAATAAAAATAAAATATATATTTAAAGTGATGGAATAATATCGTAATTTAATTCTATGCATATATTTTTCCATATTTGATCTTGAACATATAGTTTCTCCCGACTTTTTAACAATGGAAAATATTTGAGATATTCGTTCAATCCAAGTATTTGAAAGAACTTATAAAGAACATAACTATATGACAAAAAATTCTTTCTATCTTTCGGACAATGTTTCAAAAACGGTGCTTGGATACTTCTAAACATATTACATAACCTTTCTTCTAATTCTGGGCTGAATTGCGGAGTTGGTATTCCATTAATTCTATTAATAATATAATTAATGTGTTCATAATATTTATTTATTCTTAATCTTTTCAGAATATCTCTCATCTTGACATAACTTATGCTTTTCAAATCAATAATTTTCTCTTTTTTTATTTCAGTTAATATTTTTTCAAAAATATCATCAGGTATATCAGTACTTTCTTTTCCTTGAACTTGATTACACCATTCCCTAAAATGATTAATTCGCTTATAACAAAAATGAGATGTATCTTTGGTATTTTGTTTTAAAATAGGTCTATTTTGTTCTACTAATAACAATTCTTGATAACCGCACATATTACATATCATTATAGCATCTTGTTGTAAGCATGTCATTTGATTATTACATACTTTGCACATTTCTATATTTTTATCTTCAACATTTCTAACATATTGTTTATTTATTATAGACATATATTTATCAACAAGTGCACTCTTGTCATATAGCGTATCTTCGGTATTATTGGAATCAATATTTTGGTCTGTTTTATAATTGCTTGTTGTAGTATCTTCGTTAATATTGTCACATTTATCAGTTTCTTCGCAATTATTTATAGATATTACCTTTGAATCTATATTGTTAAGAGCATCCAATACATTTATCGTAGTTGCTGAAACTATGCTTCTTTTTTTCTTTGAATAATTTTTATATATTTTAGGTTGTCTATTCAATAATTCATTTGTTGAAACAATTGTATTTTGCGATTCTTTATTTTGATTATTATTTATATCTGATTGTTTATCAACTGTTTCATAATATTGAAATAATATATAACTAGTATTTTTATAATAATCTATTTCATCATAAGTATTTAACTCGTTAATAGATAGTTTAAGTTCAGACTTTTTTTCACGCAAAATTATAATCTTCGACCATAGTAAATTACCTCGTTCTTTATCGGTTATTATATCGCATGTTTCTAATTCGGCAATAAAACCATCTATTTCTTTTTCATAACTTGATAATAATAAATAATATTTTTCTTTTTGTTTATCACTATCCCCGAAACCTTTTATTATATTATTATGCATAGCATCGAGTGTGAAAGTATCGTTATTATCATTTGATATCTTTTTCTTTGACGATTTTTCTTTGAACATCATTATAGATATTCCATTAAATAAAATGTTTATATGATAAAAAATATATTTCAACTCGTTCTATTATTCATATTTTTTTCTCCTCTAATAGTATAAAGTATATAGCGTAAATGGGTGGTGGTCTTCTTCAACTAGTAGCTTATGGTGCTCAGGATGTTTATTTAACAGGTAATCCCCAGATTACCTTTTTCAAGGTCGTATATCGCCGTCATACCAATTTTGCGATTGAAGCTATTCAACAAACTTTTAACGGTAATCCCATTTATGGTAGTACTGTAAATTGTCAAATATCACGCAACGGTGATTTAATCAATCGCATGTATCTACAAGTAGATGTAGATAAACGCGTAAGTGGGGGAACTACAACATATGTTAATTATCTCGGTCTTCGCTTAATTAAATCCGTTGTTATAGAGATTGGCGGACAACAAATTGACAAACATTATTCAGATTGGCTATATATCTGGAATGAATTATCTTTACCTCTAGGTAAAAGATATGCTTATGATACTATGGTTGGTGCCGATAAAGATATAGTTTCAAATGCTGACACTACTTTATATATCCCCCTTGAGTTCTGGTTTTGTCGCAATGTTGGATTAGCTTTACCTTTAATCGCACTACAATATCACGAAGTAAAAGTTAAAATTGATTTTGAATCTAAAGATAAATGTTTTTGTTCTGCCGCAGGCGGTGCTCCAAGTGTCTCAAGTATAGATACTGAATTTCCCACAGATCTTAAAAATGTATCATTATGGGTGGATTATATTTTCCTTGACACTGATGAACGCCGACGTTTTGCACAATTATCCCACGAATATTTAATTGAACAACTTCAATTCACCGGTACAGAATCTCTTTCAACAGGTAATAATCGCATTAAATTAAATTTCAATCATCCTTGTAAAGAATTAGTATGGGTCGCTAAAGTTGCCGGTAATACTACATCAGTATCACGATGGTATGATTATACAGATGGTGATTATGTTGATAGTATATCATCATATGGTCCCCAAGGTATATTGGGTGGTCAATTGAGATCCGAAGATACTTTCCAAGCTGGAACATCCCCTAATATACTTGGTAAAAATCCATTCAAGGATGCTATTCTTCAATTAAATGGAAATGATCGTTTTGCTATACGCAAAGGTGCTTATTTCAATTATGTTCAACCTTATCAACATCATACAAATATTCCCGCTAATCCAGGTATTAACGTATATTCATTTGCTCTTAAACCCGAAGATCATCAACCAAGTGGAACACTTAATATGTCTCGTATTGACACAGCAACACTTATGGTTAATGTAACCTCAGCCATTAATTTTACAGGGGGTGGGGGAAGTCGTGTTGCTACAT